AAGGCGTGGGTGAACTTTAATGGTGAGGGTACGGTGACGATTCGGTCGGATTATAATGTGTCGAGCATTACGGATAACACCACTGGTGATTACACGGTCAACTTTACGACTGCGATGGCGGATGTTAACTATTCGTTTAACGTAAATAATTACGTGGGCGATGACCTCGGTGCTGGATCAGCCGGGTATTCTCGGACAATCTCTGTCGGGTCAAGCGACGTAACTACTTCTGCGTTAACATTTGTTGTTTACGGACATTTCCCCGGTTTTTTTGGCACAAAAGATACACCAAATGTCTGCGTAACCATTTTCCGCTAAACAACCAAAATTCTCAACAGGAGTAAACACATGACTGACCAAACAAAACGAGTAATCTTCCGCACCGAAGACGGCGGTGTTGCTGTTATCGTGCCTTCACCTAACTGCGAACTGACCATTGAGCAAGTGGCGGCGAAGGATGTGCCCACTGGTACACCTTACAAGATCGTGGATGTCGCTGACGTACCCTCTGATCGTACATTCCGTGGGGCATGGGAAGTGGCAGTAGAAAGCCTCACCGACGGCGTAGGGGCATAAGCCATGTCTACGTTGAAGGTCAATGCCATCTCAAATGTGGCTGGCACGGGTAGCCCGAATATCACGGAGCAAGCCAAAGCGTGGGTGAACTTCAATGGTACGGGTACGGTGGCGATTCGTGGGAGTTTTAATGTTAGTAGTATTACGGATAACGGAACTGGTGACTATACGGTGAACTTTACCACGGCTATGACTGATGCGAATTATGCTGTAGTTTCTTCTGCCGCAAGAAACCACGCTACCAATCCTATGCTTTGTGCGCCAAGAGGGAATGCTAGCACATATTCAACATCAGCGGTTCGTTTATCAGCACTATCAGATGGCGGTGCTACTGAAGATTCACCCATTGTGGGTATTTCCATCTTCAGCTAAACAACCAAATTCTCAAGGAGAAACAAATGATTAACATCAACATGACAAAAGCCAAAGAAATCAAGAAGGACATGATTCGTCAGGAACGTGCTCCATTACTTGATTCACTGGACGTACAATTTATGCGAGCTGTCGAGTCTGGTGACACAGAAGCGCAAGCAACCATTGCGGCAAAAAAGCAAGCACTGCGTGATGCAACTGCTGATTCAGCAATCGAGGCGGCTTCTACGCCTGAAGAATTGAAAGCAGTACGTCCTACTGCATTAGATGCCTAAACTTTAATTAACGGGAGCATTACTATGGCTGTTGAATACACATGGACTATTGCTCAATTGGAGCGCAACACAGCAGACGACTTCGTTGTCACTGTTCACTATCGTGTCAATGCTGTTGACGGAGACTACACAGCATCCACATACGGCACTGTCGGTTATACACAAGAAAGCGAGACATTTATTCCTTTCGCTGACTTAACAGAAGCAACAGTGGTGGGATGGGTAAAAGAATCACTCGGTGAAGAAACAGTGCAAGAAGCATTGGCTTTACAGATTGAAGCACAGAAGGCCCCTGCCTCAGTATCGGGTATGCCTTGGTAATTTAACCAGCAAAGGAGAAACACGATGAGCGAGAAAAAAACAGCCTCAATCGTAATTGACGACATAGAGTACACAGAAGACCAACTGACAGATGCGCAGAAGATGCTTATCAACCATGTAGCAGACTTAGATCGTAAGATTGGATCTGCACGGTTTAACTTAGACCAATTGCAAGTAGGACGTGATGCGTTCATGTCTATTCTTACGCAAAAGCTCAAAGAAGAACCTAAAGTAGACGAGTAGTAGTCAAGAGGACTAAATAGATGGCATTTTCAGTATCCGCCTTTTCGGAAGTTCCGTTTGGGGCCGAACCTACTGCAGGTTTGGCACTGGATGCTAGTGCCTCTATTGAAACAACGGCAACAGTCACCGGCAGTATTTTAGAGATCGCTAACCCTACTGCCACTGCTGTCGGTGCAGGCAGTGTCAATGCAGTCACAGTAATTGATGTCACGAATATTGTAACAACTCCTGCTATTACAGGAGCTAGTACAACTGCCGGTGCAATAGTAGAGATTGCCAATTCTAGCGCAAGTGCCACGGGTACTTCTACTGTAACGCCGACACTTGCATTTGAGATTGCAAACCCAACAGCAACTTCAGTAGGCACTGCGACTGCTAGTGCAATTGCAAGGGATATTGCAAACCCAACAGGCACGGTAACTGGCACTGCAACTACACCAAACGTAAACACAACTGCCGTATTCCGCAATTTGTCAGTAGTCGGTACATCAAATGTGCCAAATACTTTAGCATTTGCTATTGCAAATTACACAGTTTTGAGTATAACTAGTGTAGCTTCTGTATCGGGCGCTATTCAAGAAGTTGCTAACGTCGTATCTAATGTAACTGGTACGGCGATTGTAGCACCTTCTACTGCGTCTGCGATTGCCAATGTCACATCATACGCAACAGGAACATCTGTATCTACATCAACAGCACGTGCAATTGCTAACCAACAAGGTTCAGCAACAGGCACATCATCTGTTCCTAACGTCGCTACGTTACAAGTTGCTAACCCAACAGCCTCTGCTACCGGAATTGCTACAACGTCCGGCACAGGCCGTTACATTGCGAATCCAACAGCAATTATCTCTGTTACTGCAATTGTTGAAGGTTCTGCCGGGGCAATTAGACCAGTCACAGGTGCAATTGTAGGTGACGCAGAAGTATCTAGTATTGCATATCAATCATTCCGATTCGATCCGAATCTTTATGCACGATCTCGCAGTGTCTACGTAGACCGAGAACTTGCGAGGTTTGTTTTAATAGAAGCTGATAAGCCAAGAATCACATACGCTGATGTTGAGCTTAGTCGCACAATTTTGGTAGAAGCTGACAGGTCCAGAATCGCATATGTCGATGCGGAGCTAAGTCGTACAATTAAGGTGGCTGCATAATGGCACTACGTTTTCCGGATAAAGATCCAGATGAGAAGTTGGACTACACCGTCGATTGGTCACGGTACCTTGCAGGGGATGTAACAATTGCTTCTGTTGTATGGAAGATCCAACAAGCAGATGGTACTGCATTAACATTCCCTGTTGGCTATGCTTTCCAAGGAGATGAGTTAGTTGTTGCGAGCGGGTCAACCATTGGATTGACTGCAAACTCTCAAACAAATACAGCAACGACTGCAACAATCGTCTTAGAGAAGGGTGACCCCAACACAACCTATAAGTTGTTATGTGAGATTACAACAACAACTTCTGCAAGAACAAGTGCTCCAATCGTTACGAATCGTAAGATTGTGATCAAAGTACGGGAGCGTGTGTAATGGCTTACAATTTTTTAGGTCTTGTCAATGATGTTTGTGGGCGTTTAAACGAAACACCATTAACTTCGTCTACGTTCCCTACATCCAAGAATTTTTACACAACTGTAAAAGACAGTGTGAATGCTGCATTGCGGGATATCAATCATCAGCAGTATGACTATCCATTCAACCACAATGCAATTGAAGTGTACTTAGAAGCTGGCATTGCTCGGTACCCATTACCTTCTAATGCAAAGAAGATTGATTTTGATACAGTGCGTATTTTACGCGATGACACATTAAACGTACAGACTACCATCTTAAAGCAGATTCAGTATAACGAATACATCCGCAAATTTTTAGATGATGAGCTAAACACTGCAGTGACTGGTGAAGTGCCACGTTATATTGCAAAGTCACAATCTAATGAGTTTGTGATTGCGCCTAAGCCAGATCAAGACTATGTGTTAGAACTTGAGTACTTCATGCACCCCGCAGATCTTGTTCTGTATGATGATGTGCCCACAGTACCTGAAGCATTTAAGCATGTGATTATTGATGGTGCTATGTATCATGCATACATGTTTCGTGACAATGCCCAATCTGCAGCAATGGCAGAAGCTAAGTTCAAAGAGGGCATTAAGGCGTTACGTAGCCTTCTAGTCAATGAGTATATTTCAGTTGTAGATACTCGTGTGCATCACGCTAGGTCTTCATCTGTTGTGCCAAGGATTAACTAATGGCGGACAATTGGCAGACGTATCCTGTTGAGTTCCGTGGTGGTCTCGTTACTAACTTGTCTCCTATCCAGCAAGGTATTAACTTGCCGGGCAGTGCTAGACAGTTACGTAACTTTGAGCCATCTGTAGAGGGTGGCTATCGTCGTATTAGTGGCTTTACTAAGTATGACGATAACACTGTTACGGGTACGGGCTTAGTACGTGGCGTTATGTACTATAATAATAAAGTACTTGCTGTTCGCTCTAATGCCAGTATCGGTGAGGGTGAGCTTTACGAATCTGCTGGTGGTGGCTGGACACGTAAGTCCACAGACGCTATTCGGTTTAGCTCTGGCAGTAACAAGATCCGCTTTAAGAAGTACAACTTCTCTGGTGCAGAAAAAGTTATCATGGTGGATGGTGTTGTTAAGCCAATCATCTACAATGGAACTGCGGTATCGCAATTGTCTTCTTTGTCATCTGACTATGTTGGGGGCAATCATCTGGAAGTCTTTAAAGATCATATCTTTATGGCTACAGATTATAATGTGTTCTTCTCTGCTCCCTTCTCGGATACAGATTGGTCATCTGCAAGTGGCGGTGGAGTGATTACATTCAGTGATCAGATTACTGGATTAAAGATCTTCCGAGATCAACTGTATGTGTTTACTAAACGACAGATCCACCGGATTGTAGGTAACACTGTATCTGACTTCCAGCGTATTCCTGTCTCATTAGACTTGGGTTGTATTGAAGAAGATACAATTCAAGAGATTGCTGGTGATGTCGTGTTCATGGGCCCTGATGGGTTGCGCTTGTTATCTGGTACAGAGCGTATCGGTGACGTTGGATTGGGAGCGATTACTAAGCCCATCCAGTCTGAGGCTACTTCATTCCAGACACGCAATAACACATTTACAAGTTTAGTTATCCGTAATAAAACACAGTACCGCATATTTGGGTATAAGAGTGGTGACCCTGTTGGGCAAGCACAAGGATTGATTGGCGTTCAGTTTGCCTCTCAGGGCGGTGACAACATGGCGTGGGCAGAGACACGTGGCATCAAGGCATACGTCTCTTACAGTGAATACTCTGAGTCTCAAGAAATATTGTTGTTCGCCAATGAAAATGGCTATGTGTACGAGCTAGAGAGTGGCATTACATTTGATGGTGCTGCAATTGATGCATCTTTCTTTACGCCATACCTACCGATCAACGATCCAACAATTCGTAAGACGTTATACGCAGTACATTCGTACATTGATCCTGATGGAAGTTTTAACACAAGTCTTACACTAAACTATGATTTTAATGGGCAGAACATTGTCCAACCAGATCCAATTTCATTGTCTAACACACTTGACGTAGAGATTGGGGGTAGGGTCGCAGGTACTTATGGTGTTGCAACATACGCCACATATTCTGGCGAAACAGTAACATCTGGTTTTATTTATGGTGATGCCGTGAGGCTAACACTCCGAGAGCAGGTCACAGGGTCTGGATTTGTAGTATCTCTAGAATACATCTCTAGTGGCTCTACTCAACCTTTTACATTAGACGCATTGGCGATTGAATACGCTACAAATAGCAGGAGATAACTATGGCTGGATATACCAGACAAAGTGAGGCAGGAATTGTCGATGGCGGTATCATTAGCGCCAATGACTTGAATGCTGAGTTTGATCAAATTGAAACTGCAATGGGTGCCCTTGGGCATTCCCATAGTGGTGCGTCTGGCGAAGGCCCACAGATCAGTACAGCAGGTATTGCTGATTCTGCAGTTACTACTGTAAAGATTAACGATGCTGCTGTTACTACAGCAAAGATAACTGACGCAAATGTTACTAATGCAAAGCTTGCAACAGATTCTGTATCTACTGCAAAGATTCAAGATGATGCAATTACCGGAGATAAGATTGATTCCACAACAACAATCACTGCGGCCAGCTTTGTAGGGCCACTGACAGGCGATGTTACTGGAAATGTCACTGGCAACTTGACAGGCGATGTTACTGGCACTAATGGAACAATCACTAATCTGACGATTGGTTCTAGCACTGCAGTTACTTCTGTAGACACAGACTTGTCTAGTGTAGCGGAGACGGATACAACACTTGCGTCCGCAAAAGCAATTAAAGCGTATGTTGACGCACAAGTTACTGCGCAAGATCTTGACTTTATCGCAGATAGTGGTGGTGCATTATCTATTGATTTAGATTCTGCGACCTTGAGCATTCTTGGTGGAACAGGTATCAGTACTACTGGCTCAGAAAATGCCGTTACAATCGACATTGATTCAACTGTTGCTACATTGACAGGGACACAAACTCTTACAAATAAGACGCTAACAAGCCCCACAATCGACACCCCAACTGTTACTAATTTGTACATAAACGATAGCGAGATTACATTTGAGGGTTCTTCTGCTAATGATTTTGAAACTGTTCTTCAGGTCACAAACCCAACCGCAGATCACATAGTCACGATAAAAGATGAGTCTGGCACTGTCGCTTTAATCTCCGATATCCCAACAAACAATAATCAATTGACAAATGGTGCAGGGTACATCACTGGTGTTGCAGATGATTCACATAATCATATCATCTCTAATGTCGATGGGCTACAAGATGCGTTAGATGCAAAAGCACCTTTGGATTCTCCTGTATTTATAAATACACCTACAGCCCCAACTGCGGCTGCAGGCACCAACACTATTCAAGTAGCCACAACAGCATTCGTGTCAACTGCGGTAGCCAATATTGTAGACACTGCACCTGAAGCATTAAATACATTAAATGAATTAGCGGTTGCTCTTGGAAATGATGAAAATTTCGCAACAACTGTGAGCACTGCCCTCGGGACAAAGGCACCTTTGGATTCTCCTGTATTTGAAAATACACCTACAGCGCCTACAGCGGCGACGGGAACTAATACTACACAACTTGCTACAACAGCTTTTGTGCAGCAAGAAATAAGCGCTATCCCCGGTGTTGACTTAAGTTCTGTATATCCAGTAGGCTCTGTTTACATCAACGCCTCTGTTTCAACAAGCCCAGCAACATTGCTTGGATTTGGAACGTGGGAAGCGTTTGGTGCTGGGCGAGTCATGGTGGGTCTTGATGCTGGTCAGACTGAGTTTGATACGCTCGGAGAAACAGGCGGGGCAAAAACTCACACGCTCACTCAAAGCGAGCTTCCATCGCACAATCACAGCACGGCATATAGTGGAACATTTAAAGCCGGGCTTGATGCGGATGGAGGAACATTTGTAACGCAAGCAGGGTCTGGTACAACTGGATCTACTGGCTCAGGGAGTGCTCACAACAACTTACAGCCGTACATCGTAGTGTATATGTGGAAGCGCACAGCGTAAGGAAAAATAAAAATGGACTTCCAAGATCTATACAACACAGCAATGGGATTTGTACTGGCCTTAGGTGGCTGGGTCATGCGAGTGATCTGGGACAACTTAAAAGACTTACGTACACAAGACAATGTCCTTGCAGAGAAAGTATCACGCATTGAAGTTCTTGTCGCAGGTGAATACGTTAAAAAAGATGAATTGGAACGTGTAGTACAGCGCCTATTCGACAAACTAGAACACATTGAAATGAAGATCGACAGGAAAGTCGATAAAAACTAAATCTCATTCACCTGACTTTTAAAGGGAGAAGTCAAGATGATTGTCGAGGCGATTACGCTGATTAGCACTGCAAATGCGGCTATCGGTGCAGTCAAAGAAATGATCGGCAATGGTCGTGACTTGATGGACTGCGGTAAAGAATTAGGTGACTACTTTTCTGCAAAGTCAGAGATTCAAAAGCAAGCCAACCCAAGCGGCAAGGGCAGTGACTTAGAAGCATTCTTTGCATTAGAGAAGTTGAAGCAACAAGAACAAGAATTGAAAGAGATGATGATCTACAGTGGCCGTGGTGGGATGTGGGATGATTGGCTACTCTTTCAAGCTGAGCAAAAAAGAAAAAGAGATGATCAAGCAAAACAAATACTCATTGCGAAGACCAAGCGGAAAAAGAAAATTCATGACTGGATTGTTGGTGTTCTCGTTAGCGTTGCCGTTCTTAGTGGCGTTGGTGCAATCGGTGTAATGTTCTGGTGGTTAGCAAATAATGCAAGGTAGGTGATTGTCATGTTGAAATGGATCTTGGTGTTTATCTTAGTACAGGGGGACACCATCTATTTCAAACATGGTGGTGTCTTTATGAATCCCGAAGAGTGTGAGATTACACGGTTAATGCTCCCACCTCAAATTAACATTGAAAGTGTTTGCGTAGAAACAGATCAGGTAAAAGACATATGACTGAATTAGAAAAGTACGACACAAACGGTAACGGCAAATTAGATCCAGAAGAGATGATGGCGATTGAGTTAGAAGATCGCCGTAGACGGATGGAAGATGAAGATGCCCAGCGTGACCAGCAACGTAAGATGGTCTGGTTCGTACTTTTCGGCATGTTAGGGTACCCACTGTTTGTGATCTTCTCTGCACTTGCTGGCTTAGATCAAGCGTCTGACATTCTCGGTAGCATGGCAACAATCTATTTCCCTGCAACCAGCATGATCCTTGCCGCATTCTTTGGTGCATCTGCGTACATGGCTAAGAAGGAATCTAAGTAATGTTAACAGCACTCCTCGGTCCAGCCACACAACTGCTTGATAAGTTTGTTGAAGACAAAGACAAAAAGAATGAACTGGCTCATGAAATTGCAACAATGGCAGAGCGTCATGCCCAAGAGTTAGCGAAGGGCCAGTTAGACATTAACAAAGAAGAAGCCAAACACCGCTCTATCTTCGTTAGCGGATGGAGACCCTTCGTGGGCTGGACATGTGGGGCTGCTCTGTGTTATCATTTTATCTTAGCACCGCTGATTCTGTTCGGAGTTGGCATCTCAGGGCACACTGTTCCCCCACTACCTGAATTTGACATGGGAAGTCTCATGACTGTACTCATGGGCATGTTAGGTCTTGGTGGTCTCAGAACATTTGAAAAGACAAAAGGGTTAACAAAATAATGTCAGGTTTTAACGAAGCAGTAAAGATGGTTTTGAAGCATGAAGGTGGCTATGTGAATCACCCTTCAGATCCGGGCGGGGAGACTAACTTTGGGATTTCAAAGAGAGCGTATCCAGAAGTCGATATCGCCAACCTTACAGAAGAAGAAGCTGCTGAAATTTATCGGGCGGATTATTGGGGTAAAATTAAAGGTGATCTGCTTCCTGTACCTGTTGCTATTCTTATCTTCGACTGGGCTGTTAACTCAGGTGTTAGCAGAGCTGTTAAAGCTCTTCAGACGGCTGTTGGTGCTGACGCAGATGGGGTACTAGGCAGTCGCACTGTAGCGTCTGTCACAGCGGCTTACGATGCGTCTCCGAAGGATGTATGCGACTCAATCACAAACCTCAGACAGTCCTTTGTACGAAACATTCCTACATACAACGTATTCGGCAAGGGTTGGGAACGTCGTATTCAAGAAACACATGACTTTGCTATGGAGCACTTAAATGGCTAAGGGCAAAACTTTTAAAGGATTCAGTGATGAGCAAATGAAGCGCATTGCTGGCAAGTTAGGGTTTCAAGGACCAGTCGAAAACTTCGGTCAGTTCTTACAGTCTAACCCTGCAATGGCGGCTAAGTATGCTGGACTTGAAGCAAAGGCTAAGATGAAATTTGCTGAAGGTGGGGATGTTCCTGATCCAAATCAACCTGCTGGCACAGGAACTGACGCAGAAAATCAAACTCCTCCTATATCTGGTATTGGGGAAGAAACTGCAGAAAGAATGCAATCACCTACTATACCAGAAGGTGGGGCTTACATTCCTGCGACTGTTACAAAAACAGACGAGCAAGATATTACTGAAGGCACAGGTCAGGTTGCAGATGAGGGGCAGCAGGTAAAGACTACGTCAACTACAACGAAAACAGTTGAAGATCCTACAACAATGACTGCAGCGCAAATTGAAGCGCAAAAGGCAGAAGAGGCTATTCGTAAAGAGACCGAAGCGAATAAAGCAGTAAAAGGTGAGGTAGGTGAAAAGTCTTTAGTTGACGCAGAAACAATGGACCCACTGAGCACGCAGGCTGGATCTGTACCTGCTGCACAGATAAAAGATGCAGTACAAGTAAAAACACCGAAATCTCGTACACTTGAGTCTGGCGAACTTGTTGAAGCAACAGCTGATGCTGCTAAAGCTGCTGCATTTGCCGAAGAAGTTCAAGCTGCTACAGCTAATCCAACAGCCGCTGCAACAGTTAAAGGTCAATTAAATGACCTTATGTCTGATTTTGATGATGGGCAAACTCCTGCATGGGCTGCTGGTGCGCTTCGTAATGCGACAGCTCAGATGGCCGCACGTGGACTTGGTGCTTCTTCAATGGCTGGTCAGGCACTTGTACAAGCTGCTATGGAATCAGCACTTCCAATTGCACAGGCAGACGCTCAGACGCAAGCAACATTTCAACTGCAGAACCTGTCTAACCGTCAGGCTCGTGCAATGTTAGCTGCAGAGCAACGTGCTCAGTTTATCGGTCAAGAGTTTGATCAACAATTCCAAGCACGTGTTGCCAATGCTGCAAAGATTAGTGACATTGCTAACATGAACTTTACTGCAGAGCAGCAGATTGCACTTGAAAATGCTCGTTTAGCACAGACAGTTGATCTGGCAAACTTAGATAACAGACAAGCAATGGCATTAGCTGAAGCTGCACAAATTGCGTCTTTGGAAACACAGAACTTGGGTAACCGGCAACAAGCTGCTGTACAAAATGCGCAAGCATTTCTGCAGACAGATTTAGCTAACTTGAGCAACGAACAACAAACAACGCTGTTCAACGCACAGTCTAACATTCAAGCTTTGTTATCTGATCAAGCCGCTGAAAATTCTGCTAAACAATTTAATGCCACTTCACAAAATCAAGTGGACCAATTCTTTGCTGGCCTATCCACGCAAGTCAAACAATTCAATGCAACTCAAACAAATGCGATGACGCAGTTTGATGCTACGAATGCAACAGATGTTGCCAAATTTAACTCTGCCATGAAAGATATGAGAGAGCAATTCAACGCAAACAATCAGCTTGTGATTGCACAATCAAATGCTCAATGGCGCAAAGATATTGCGACAATTGACAACGCTTCTACAAACGCAGCAAATGAATTTAATGCAAAGTCGCTACTAGATATTTCTAACCAAGCGTATGATAATCTGTGGCAACAGTTTGAAGACGTTGTTGAATATGCGTGGAAGTCTGGGGAAAATGAACGAAATCGTATCAACGAACTTGTGCGGACACAGATCGGTGCAGATGCTACATTGAAAGCTGCCGAACTACAGTCTGACGCAGAATCGTCTAGCGCCCTTGGTGGGTTCTTTGCCAGTGCATTGTTTGGCTCTGGCGGGTTCATGAGCAGATTAAAGTAAATAACAGGAGCAATAATCATGTCAATAGAAATGGCTGGTGCGTACAGTAACTTCCTAAAAAAATATCAATCAATGAAGAAGCCAGTGCAGGAAGCCCCGCAGACTGGGTTATTGGCACGTAAGAATGTAAAACCTAAAGTAATGTCAAACACACAAGACGATGCATTCAGCTCAATTGCTGAATACGTTGACTTTATTCGTGAACAAAGGATGAAAAATGGCAAAGACAAAAACTCCGTTTGATGGCCCCATTCCGGGTATGTCATTGACTGCTGAGCCAAAGAGTCGTCCATGGCGTAGGCCAGCTCAAGTGTCGAACGTAGATGATGCATTAGTTATGTATCTGCCTATGTTCCAAAGTTCTGAGTTCGCAATATTACTGAGCGAACAAATTGAGAATGGTGTGCCTCTCACTGCCATTGCAAACATCTTTATCACTGCCGCTGTCATGGAAGGCAAGCATACTATTGATGTTGGCATACTTATTGCTCCAGTACTTATTGAGTTAATGCTTTCTATTGCCGATTCTCTGGGCATTGAACCTACAGTAGGGACAGAAGAAGGGCTGTACGATGACGGTAAAGACAAGTCCCTTGAGATGATTCGTAGGGCCGTTAAGAATTCTAAGAAAGGTACTGAAGAAGAACCTGCAATGAAGATGGAATCTGAAATGGCCGAAGAGCCTGTAGAGGCAGAGGCACCACGTGGGTTAATGGCTCGTAGGAGTGCAATGTAATGGCTTTTAAACTTAAGCACTTTTTAGCTGGTGCAGCAACAGAAGCAACCAACATTAATGAAGAACGCCGTAAGCGTGCCATGGAAATGCTTCAGGCTTCTATGGAGATGCAGGGTAAATCGCTTTTAAATGACAACAAAGCACGTAAAGAACAAGGCAAAGAATTAGAAGTTGCTGCGGCGGGGCTGCGCAGATTAAATCTCAACGATGCGCAGATTAATCGTGTTTTAAATGAAGGCGTTGATTTTGCTAACGATTTTGTAGAGAAGGCACCAATAGCAGCTAAAGCTAGAGGAGTCACTCCAGATATATTTGTGACCATTGCAGACCCAGATGCCCCGCTAATTCCCGTAAGTGAATACATTAATAGAGGTGACATTGCTGGACGTGTTGAGGTTGGCTCATTTAAGCGTGTTGAAGGGTTGCCTAAATCTATCTTTGGTGGCACTTTCGACGTTGAACAAGATCAAACGATCAAACAGTATTCAAGCACTACTGGTTTGCCTATTGATGAAGCGCCACAAGAACGTATTTCCGCCCCCAAAGGTACTATTGACATCATGGGAATGATACCGGGAGAGACGCCTGAAGGTTTTGGGCTAACCCCTAATACTATATTTACAGCGGCTACTGACAAAATAGCTTCAGTGATGGGGCTAAAGGCAGGTGATTTTTTGGCGGATGGCACAAGAGCATGGACAAGCGACGTACCAGCTAACAATATAAAATATCAGAATGCGCGTTTGGACCTAGCAAGAAGAGCGAATAACATAAAATTAGCAAACCCGAATACATCAGATATTGCAGTGGTGGCTCGTGCTATACAAGAATTTGAGGCTGACAATCCTGAGTTGTTTGAAGCCAGAAATGATGGATCTGACGATACGTCAGGTGGGGCAGTTACTGGCGGGGCAGTTACTGGCGGGGATGCCTTACAAAAAGCACTTGCCAAAGGAAGTCCAGCGCAAGTTGCGGCAGAGCTTTCTAAAGATCCTGGGAATGCAGGCAAAAGCCGGGAAGAGATAAATAAAATGGCAGCAAAATTGCTAAGCCAATACAAAGGTAGTGCAGCGGCGGGTGCTAGATAATGAGCTATAACGAAAACAGACCTGACTTTTTAACTAAAGATGTCCTCACCCAAGATGAAAACTTCATAAACGATGCGTCTGCCTTTTTGTATAAGCGTACTGGTGAGGTGCTGACTGAGCCAGAAAAAGTATACGAGAAGTATCTTGAGCATATGCGCATCTCTGACGTTAATGAAGCAACAACTGTGCAGGACTATTACTACGCCCAACGAGCAGAAGACGAAGACAAAGCTGAGATGGCACGTCTGTACCATGCGTATGACAAGATGGAAATGTTTCGCTCTGGGGAAGGTGTAGGTGACGCATTTAATAGGTTTACCGACTACGCCGAAGGGATTTTAACTGCACCGTCTACAATTATCGGCGTCTTGACTGGTGGTGCAGGTAAAGCTGGGGCCATGGTCGGACAAGCAGTTGCTAAAACAGCAATCCGTAAGGCATTAATATCTGGATTAACTAAGAAGGGCGCACTTCGTGCGGCAGGTGTTGAGGGTGGTGTTGCTGCTGTGCAGGACATTGGACGCCAAGCAACTCAGCTAGAGTTGAGTGATGATACCGGAGTAACTATACGTGAAGAATATTCTCCATTAGAAACGGGCATCAATGTCACTTTGAGTTCTGGTTTAGGTGGAGCACTTGGTGGTGCTGCTTCATATAGAGGTGCCGTGCAAGAAGCTACTGCACAGAGACGTGCAGCAATAGGTCTGGCCGCTGAAAAGCGTGGCGTAGCCCCTGCAGTAGAAGAAGCAAAGAAAGTATTAGAAGAATCTAAGCTAAACATACGTCCCATTGATGAGCTAAAAGTTCAACTTGGTGACAAGATCCGTTCAGAAAAACTACTCACTCCGCTTGAGTCTGTCATTGCTCAGTTAGACGATGATACAACAACACGTATTCAAGCTGCTGCAACTGAGTTTGCAGAAAACATTGATATTAAGACATACCAAGATGGCACACGTCAGTCGATCACTGAAGCGATTGCAGATGCAATTGGTACAGAGAAGCTGGGAACAGACCGCTGGTCAACTATTTTAGATAAATATAAATTAACGAATGAGCAGTTCGGCTTAGTGTTTGCTGCCGATGTCTCTCGTGCCGCACGGTTAATGAACAAGCAAAGCCAGATTGCCCGCGTTAAAGCATTAACTTCCGGAATTGAAAGCATTGCAAGTAAGGTAGAAGGATCTGTAGGCGAGGATGCTTTAAATCAATACAGTGCAATGAATGAAGCATTGAAAAGTTTTGCGTCTGGCGCACAAGGATTTGAGCGTATGCGCCGAGCAATGATGACATCAATGTTGCAGACAACTCAGCGGAACATTGTTGGGGGCGGAGCACGTATTTTTGTAGATGCTATGAACACACTCAGTGAGCAGACCCTTCGTACAATTACAAGTAAACTAAACATTCCCTACACTGGCATTGAGACTCGTGGTGGCGTAGGAGATATCTTTAAGTACATGATTAACCAAGAAGAAGCACAAGTTATTGTGGATGCATATTCACGTCAGATGCCACAGCAAGCACAGTATTTGTTTAGCAACTTTGTTGATGGTGCTAACTTAGGTGCCCGCACAGGTGCTGGTGGCGCGTTTGAAAAAATGGGTACTTGGTTAAACTTTGCCAACAGATACGCAGATAACTATTATAAAAGGGCTATCTTTTCCGGTGAATTGAACCGGCTAGCTAAAGTAAAATTCGACAAAGACATTATTCAACTCTTGCAAGATGGGGAATTTAATAAGATTACCCCTGATATGTTCAAGTACGCATCTGACAAATCATTAGAACTTTTGTATCAAAAGACGCCGAGCAAAAAAACTGCTGCGGGCAGAGTAGCCAATACTTACTTAGATATTGATAAAATGGCTGGCGTAGGCATGCTTACTGGTCTTGTACTGCCATTCCCCCGTTTTGTATTCAATCAAATTAAATTCATGACTGAGTATGCACCTGCCATTGGTTTGATGATGCCCGGAGCGACTACCTCACAGAAACTTGCTAAGCAGTTGACTGGATTTGGTCTCATAGGTGGATTTGCTGCATTCAGGTCAACCCAACCCGACGGCAGTAACTGGTATGAATATACCCGTGAAAATGGACAGACGGCGGACTTACGGCCAACATTAGCAGGGCTAACACTGCCGTTGTATCTTGGGGACATTCTTCACAGATATATGACCGGGCAACCAAACGAAGTTGACAGCGAGGACTATGGAAAGATACTTAAGCAAGTGCAGGAGTTATCTTTAGGCACTGCATTTCGTGCAGGACAGGGCACGGCGTTAACAGATAGGTATATACCAGACGCACTTGGTGCGGTATTTGGTGAAGGCGAATTAGACATAGGTTCAGCAAAATTCTTTGGAACTGCAATTGGCGATTACGCCGCAACATTTTCTTATTCAATGCCTATGGGTATTGCCCGTGACTTATACCAAATGACAGCTGAAGAAAATCGTCAAGTGGGAGAGACACGTGAAGGTATTACATTTTATGAAATCTTTAAGATGCGGGCTACTCGTGGATTACCTGAACCAATGCGTCCGGAAAGGTCTCCTCGCTATGAGATCACTTCCCCGCAACCAACCCGTGTCGAGCTTCCATTATCTGCCCCAGTAACAGGTATGACAATTTCACGTGCAAAGAATGCATTAGAAGAAGAGATGACTCGTCTGAAGCTTACTTCTTATGATCTGTACAAGCCAGTGCCATTCGGACCTGCAGATGTAGCTATCCGCAAAGCATTGTCAGAACAATTGCCTCAGTATGGTGTTGCTGCTATTCAATCTGAGCGGTACCGTTCTGCGGACACTGATGGTGAGCGTAAAGAATTGTTACGTAATGAATTGCGTAGCAAAGTTAACGAAATTAAAAACGATGCATTTGAAGATCTGCGTGCTCGCATTAAGAGTGGTGAAGAGACTCGCTTCACAGTTGAAGATGTACTTAGATTTGAATTTGAATCTACCGGCACAAAGGCGCAGAGAAGGGACTTCAAGCCATTGTTTAAGAAACGTACCGGGCAAGAGTTCAATGACTCTGACCCTGAAATGCTCAAGCGTGGTTTGATTATTCTTCAGGATTACATTGAGAGCACTAAGAGACTTGCTAAAGGCGGATTAATGTCCCCGCGCAAATAAAAAACCCCTCATTGCGAGGGGCTTGGAGAGTGTAGCCAGCACGGATGTACTGACTAGCAGGTGGGACTGTTAGCCAATTGGCATATCCTCTATATAGTTATAGCAATAGTTTATCAAATGTCAATAGTATTTGTCAATTGGTATTCCTTAGCTTTCTACGTAGATGTCTAATTACAGTCTCCATTTCTTTCATGCGTTTCTTGAGTTCTTCAAATTCTTGTCTAATTTGATTCTCGCTCATGCAGCACTACCCCATCCCCAGTCATCACCTGAAATGCCGGCGGCATTGTAATCTGTTACAACACCCTCAAAGAAATTCTTATGAGAGTCTCCCGCAATGATCCAATCAACCCACGGAAGCGGGTTCTTTTTGACTCCATAATTACCTTTAAGTCCGAGCTGGATAAGCCGTCTGTCAGCGATGTACCTAATATAAGATTTAACTTCCTCGGACGACAAGCCTTCCAAGTTACCCATCTCATACGCCAAATCAATAACCGCATCTTCCAGAGACACAGCATTCCGTACCATCTGGTAGATATCGCCTTTGAAAGCGTCTGTAACGATGCGAGGATGCTCCTCACAGAACGTGCGGAACAGTCTAACCATCCCTTCACAGTGCATTGATTCATCTCTAATTGACCACTCTACAATCTCACACATGCCCCGCATCTTGCCATAACGCTGGTAGTTCAACAGCATTACGAATGCACTGAACAGAGACATGCCCTCATTAATCACTGATCGTGCCACAGCCTTGCACAAGCCTGACTGTGTGCCCACGTCAATGTCTGACATAAACTCTAGTTTATCACTCATCTCTTGTACGGCGGCAAACGCCGAGAACTCGGACTCGGGCAAACCTAACGTATCATTAAGTAGAGCGTAGCTCCGCTGATGCACAAATTCACGATTAGCAAAGCTAGTAAGCATAGCCCGTATTTCGTTATTCTTAAACTTAGGGATGTAAGATTCCAAGTAGTTAGTTCCGACTTGGACATCCGATTGAGTAAAGAGTCTAAGGATTTGCGTAATATGGTTTCGTTCTGCATCAGTCAACTTCCCATTGTTCCACTGGGCAACATCGTCTTGTAGCTTAGCTTCCCACTCGCCCCAGTGCGCCTTCTCTGATTTAATTGCGTATTCCACAGCCCATGGATAACTAAATGGCTTGTAACTCTTTGATTCTTCTAGCAATGCCATCGGCAGTACCCCAATTATTAGTGATAAAAAAGCCCACCGAAGTGGGCCACCAAGATTGGTAGTTATACTCAGAGAGGGAGATTAGTCAACGTCTTTTTTATTCATCGTGTTAGTCAACTGTTGACGTAGTTGGCTAACCTGTTCTTCTAGTTCAAGAATCCGATCTGCAGCAAGATTAGACAATTCGCAGGCAACGATTTCAGTGACGTATGAACCATTATCCCGTTCCTCTTTAAGCTCTAATGCTTGTGCCTCACGTAACGCTTTAACTAGAGTGAACTCTTCATCAAAATCTATGCTCATCGCCCTTGCCCCCTGTAAGGTTTGTAGCTACGCTTCTTGTGTTTGTTCATTGATGATAGTTTGATAGCGCCATTACCAATGCTTGTTCCTTTGATCATAGGCTCTGGGTGCCATGCAACGCCAGTAGCTTTTGTCTTAGTTGCCATCTTTTAACTCCAATTCTAGTTGAATTAGTTTAGCCTCAAGCTTTGCCATCTTCCGTGTCTGATGTTTCACTGATGCTTTCAGAAGTTTCAGATACGTCTTGTACAACTTCTCCTGAATCCTCTTGATTTCTTTTGCCATAGTATTTAAGTTCCCATGTGTCATCTAAATTGTGTACTATATAAGAGCAATTATAAACCCAATCACCGCAATTCATGTATGGACCCTTGATCTTAGGAGAATGTGTATGGCCTGTCAAGCAACCTTTATATCCTTTCCGATGAACCCATTTTACTATGTTACGTTCTGTACCGAACCATTTATACATGAGGTCTGTGAACGCAGGCTTACTGCTGTCGTGATGTACCCAGTCCCACAGATGGGCAAAAAGGTTGATCGCCCGCCTCGGAATTTTCATTGTAAGGTCAAAGTAGTCACCGTGCGTAACGACAATATCTTCGTAGATATACTGATCTACAATAACTACGTTCGCTAAGCTCATGTCCTCCCGCAGGAAGGGCCTTACGAAGTCATCGTGGTTACCGGGTAGGTAAATCACTTTACATCGCTCAGAGAGCTTTAGAATGCGTCTCAGCACCTCTGTGTGAGTCTTAGGCCAGTAATGCCTACGACGTAATGCCCATCCATCAATCATGTCACCCACAAGAAACAGATAGTCTGAAGTAAAAGAGTCCAAGAACCTGTGCAACCGCTGTGCCTTGCAACTCTTTGTTCCTAAGTGGGTGTCACTAATGAAGACAGCTTTATAGTGTGGGCGTTTCAAGTCCCTTGTCCTTACGTTTGTTATGTAGCATTTGTTCAAAGCAGTCCCATAGCTCTTCAAAACGCATAGAAGCAAAGATCTCCAATCCTAATAGGGCATTGGTTATCTGATCCTGATTCATCCGCTCAGAAGACTTGTAGAGAGCTTTAATGTCATCAACTGTATGCCATGCCGCCATGATCTTCTGTTCAAGTGTCAGATAATCAATCTTACGTTTTCCATCGTCTTCGCAATAGTACCCATCACTCATCATCTTCTTCATCCTCATAGCATCCGTGTATTTCTGTGTACAACATGTCTAATCCGCTATGACACATTGGACATAATTGTACAGGGATAATGCCGATGTATCCGGCAATACCCCCTTCCAATTGAATTTCAAAGTCACACCGGCAGATACTACACTCCATTACGTTTGGTTCAGCGTTCTGGTGCATTCAATTATCCCTGACAGCTAATACAAACATCATCATCGTCTGCGGCAGCACCTGCATAATCTTTCAGTGCATTACGTTCGACTGATGAGCCAACCTTGTCGGCACTAATGCCTGCGTTTGTACGTAAATAGTACAGCCCCTTGAGCCCATCCTTCCATGCCTTCATGTGCACAGAGTTCACATACTTAGCAGGAGATCCTGCAGGGAAGAACAGATTCACTGACTGCCCTTGACAAATAAACTCCTGTCTTTTCGACGAGTGTTCGACCACCCACGCTTGATCAAGTTCAAACGCTGTTTTAAATACAGCTTTTTCATGATCCGATAGGAAGTCCAAATGCTGGACAGAACCTTCGTTTGCAATGATCGTCTTCCATGTGCCTTCTGTGTTCTCGCCATGTTCTGCTAACACCTCCTCCAGAGCACGATTTTTGACCAGATGAGCACCAGCCCGTGTCCGATGCGTGTAAGCATTCGACTTAATGGGTTCAATGGAGGCACTGCATCCGCATATGATTGAGCTATTTGCATTCGGCGCAATAGCCAACAAGTGTGCGTTGCGTCTACCTGTACCAGCCATGTCTGGAGCCTCACCCCGTAGTAGCGCAAGTTCTTGCGTAGACTCAATTGCATTCTCCTTGATCTTCTTAAAGATCTGATAATTTTCACTGGCCGCTTGCCAAGACTCCCAAGCAATCCCCTTGTTCTGGAGATAACCGTGGAAGCCCATCGCACCTAATCCAATAGAGCGTTCCATGTACGCACTGTACTTGGCCTTCTCTAGCTCTTCCGGAGCGTTTCGGATAAAGAATTTAAGTACGTTGTCCAAGTATCTGACCAAGTCTTGAACCATTGTTGTGTCTCGCCATTCATCCCATTTTTCAAGGTTGACGCTTGAGAGGCAGCAGACGGCTGTCCGCTTGGTGTCTGTAGCGAGATGTATTTCGTTACATAGGTTAGACCCTCTAATTGATAGTCCAAGAGCTTTTTGAGCATCTGGTAGTGCTCGGTTGGCTGTGTCGATAAAGTTGAGGTAAGGCGAACCAGTTCTGAAGCGAGCTTCAAGTATTCTTTGCCACAACTCTCTAGCTTGGATTGTACTTCTAACAGCCCCTGAATGTGGGCATCTGAGTTCCCAAGTTTGTCCATTTTGTACTGCCTCCATGAAAGCATCTGTAATGTTTACTGCGTTGAAAAGGTTGAAACATTTACGATTAATGTCCCCGCCTGTAGGTACTTTAAAGTTTGTAAATTCAATAATCTCAGGATGTGAGACATCTAAGTAGGCAGCATAGCTACCCTTACGTGTCTTACCCTGCTTGTATGCAGTCATCTGTGAGTCCACAACCTTCATGAAGGGAATCACACCGGGTGCCTTGTCACTGACAGGGCGCACAGAGGACCAGTGTCCACCTACCCCACCGCCTTTGACAGATAGCCATGCCACTTCAGCGTTATGCTCTATCAGACTATCAAGAGTGTCATCAACGTAAGAGAGAAAGCAAGAGATAGGTAGTCCAGTAATCTTGTCACTTTCTCGTGGGGCGTTACTGAGCACAGGGCTAGCATACATAAACCAACGCTTGCTAGCGTAATCATAAATACGTTGTGCAAAGTCTAAGTCTCCTTCGCAATAGGCAACTGCCGCACGAGCAAATGCCTCCTGCGGGGATGTTTCATCCTCAAGCATGTAGTAATCTTTGAGCAGGACGATTGCCTGCTCTGTCAGATCCTCATCACGCTCAGGATAAATTGTAATTCCTAAGTGTTTCACCAGTTAACCCCTTCAGTCTTCTCCATTAACTCAATCATCTTCTTGAGATACCAGATAGACTTTTTACAATTAGAAATTGGATCGCCCTTATTCCATAGACGACTGCCAGTATACTTAAGTACATTACCATGACAATACTGTATAGCATCATAAGGACCAAGAACATCAACAATGTAGTCGATGGTTTCAATGGTTCCTGCATTATAGTGTGCTGGTTTTTCGATTTCATCGTACATGTCTACATCTACCATGTCTTCAATCAAAGCGTTGACTTCTGGGGATAAGGATTCCCTAATTTCTTTCATTCCTTTCATTACGCATTCCCGTATGTCTTTGTATTAAAGTTCAATGTGATCACCTTACCGTCTTCACTACGAGTGAAGGTAGGTTCCTCTTCGGCATCTTCCAGAAATTCATCAATCATGTCAGTAAAGTTGTCGATAAAGTGTGACCGCACATAGTCAAGAAAATCTTGATCTTGTTCCATCAATTGCAGAGTACATGCCATCATACCAACAACACTGCGAATTTTCATCCGATCATCCTCAGATAAATCGTCTTGTAAATCTTCTTCCACGTAGGCACTAACCTCGCCTGTCCACTGCCCATTCTCATCAAATACAGGCTCAACTCCGACACCAAATATGGAATGCTTCTTCTCTGTTTGCTCTGTCATGACTCTACCTTTTTACCTTCTGTAACGGAAATTCGTTCATCTCTTTAGGCATTAGCTTAACTGGCTTTTTCTTTTCGTCAAGCCACTCTTGCGGTACATCTTTGTCGGCGTACAAAAACCCATTCTTCTCACACCAATCAGCGTAAGAAGTCTTTGAGCCCTTGCGTAGTTTTGCCTTGCTACTTGTAAACACAAAACGTATATCTAGATTGGGGTGTTGTTTCTTTATACACAAATGCTTCATCCGATCTTCTGTTGTGAATCGTCCTTTCGTTTCGACGATGATCCCATTCGGGAGTAAGAAATCTGGAGTGTAACTTCTGTAATTCAGATCTTCCCATTCAATCTTGATGCACTCGTACTGGGCATTACAGTTCCTCTTTTTCAAAGATTCAAGAACTACATGTTCCAGCCCAGAACGATAGCCATGTTTACGTGCAGCTAAAAATGCTTTGCTATTTCGCATTCACATACTTTTCATCAATCTCTACGTAGGAAACGATAGGCAGTTCCTTTGCTGCAGAGACGAGTGATGGAATCTCTTGAAGTCCGGGCCAGCATTTGTACCTGAACTTACACCATCCACACTCAGGTGCTAGTATCTTGTTACCTGTCTCTTTCTTACGGAAAGTTTCTGGAACAGCTTCAAAGCAACGCTTAAATTGATTGTCTTGGAGTTTGTCTGCTTTCTCTTTGATCTCATCAAGTACATCCTCTACTTCAACAGCTAAGTCATATGCAGATACGTATTTAAACTCTCCTGAGCCTTTGTTAATGACCCACCAGCCACCTACGTCCACATTCAACGCCTTAGCGTAGCCAGCAAGCTGTCCTACGTAACCAAAGGCATCATGCTCTTTCAGTGTCTGGTAATCCTTGAACTTGTTTGTGTAAGACCAAGGGGAAGCAGATTTAATGTCATCCACTCGCTTATTCATAATCAAGTCATGGGTGCCATCAATCTTATGCCTACCTACCGTGAGGGTAGATTTATACCCATCACTGAAGTCAACACCGGCCTCCATCAAGATACCTTTGAACACGGCTTCAACAATATCCCCGATCATCATGTTCATCAGGAAGTTTGCAGATGGTTCAATGGCATCCTTCGGATCATTCTTTTCATACCATAGCTGGCAGTAAGGTCTGCCAACATTGGACATGCGCAGTCCAAACTTACGTTCCTTCTGGTTGAACTGCTTATTGATAGCCTCTTCCATATCTCGCATGATACGAGCAATCGTGGCACTTGACATGCCACGCTTACCCTTCCGAGCATCTTCTAGGTACCGATGTACCTTGATCTCTGCTGGATGCATCATTGATCGTCGCCCATGTCTACATCAATAAAGTCTTCGACAAGGGCCATGTCATCCTCTGAGATTTTCTCAACACGCTTTTCATTCCATTGATTTAATACATAGTCATTGTAGTTGTTAATCCATTCCAAGAATGAAGCAAACTTCTCTTGATCTTCCTCTTTAAGATCAATGGAGTTGGACTGATCCAGTTCCACAATCGGAGTAAAGTACACCGCACCTGTAGGCAAGTCATGGCTCTCTGTCTGTAAATTAATCCAGTGCTGGATAGGCAGACGCTTCTGACGACCAAGTGTAGCAAACGGAACACCCATATCCTTGTATGCATCTTTGTTGTCAATCTCCCAGATGAATGGGTGGACGACAGGTTCAATCGACTCTCCTTGGGCATTCACTGGCTCTAGCATCTCGACTTCGCCAAAGATAACACGCACACGCTTGATGGACTTCATCAGATCTTGCGTCTCTTTTGGCAGAGATTTGTAGTCAGCAATGTACCCAGACGGACGACCGCAGTTGAGGGTGCCTGCGGTGTCCTTGAGGTCTAGGTTAATGTTGTCAGACATCAATGTCTTGACATATGTTTTCGTGCCCGACTCATACTTCTTGTACATAAAACGCTGTACAAACGGGCGAATGCGTACAACAAGCGAATAGATGTATGTGTCATCTGGTAATTGTAACCGGTACGTACCGCCTTCAATCACTTCCATGTTCTTCATTTTACCCTTCACATCGACCTGACCCATAACGGCTGGGTTCCAAATGCGTAATCGGGCTAATGTAGATTGTTTAGATGATCCACTGGACATGTCCGTGGTCATACCCATTGCCTTCGCCATCTCTGCGAAGTTGCCTGAACTTAGTGTTGATACTTCTGTGGTCATAAGTCCTCCTAGACCTCTTTCTGAGTGAGCCAGTTTACACCCATCTTTGCTTCAAGTAAAAGGGGTACGTTAAAATTAATGTTGAATTTTTTGTTTATAATACTAATCAATTCACTATTTATCTGTGCAATTGTCTCAACAATTAGACGTTCCTCATCTGGATGTACGTCAATGACAATAGAATCATGCACTGAATTCACAATCATCGACTGCAACGGCACAAGCTTCTTGTCAATCTCAATGAGCACTGCAGGCACTATGTCTGCGGTAGCGAATGACTGCACAGGATAATTCTTAATCGCTGTGAAGTTAGTCACTGTCCCATCCCGTCTACGTACAACATCATTGAATGAAAATTCACGACCACTAGGGGTGCGTATTTTACGTGTACTTAGAACTTCTTTAGCCAGCTCCCTATGCCAACGTGCTATTCCTTTGTACTTCTCTGTGAAGTGGGTGTAGTAGGCTGCTTCTGCAGGGGTTCTCCCGAATCCTGTTGCTCCGTAGAGTGGGGCAAATGTATGTGCCTTAGCCTCCTGCCGAGAAGTTGCCTGACCCGCTTCCGAAATGACTTGTGCGGTGTATGAGTGAACATCAAACCCCTCCGTTACTTCCTTAATAGCCGTTTCATCCTGCGACAAAAACGCCGCAACTCTAAACTCCAATTGTGCAAAGTCCGCCTCCATAATCTTGCCACCATCCCAACGGGACACGAATACCTTTTTCACTGGAAAGGTACCGCCACGGGGCATGTTCTGCATGTTAGGATCACGACCACTGAATCGTCCAGTGGAAGTCATATGCTGTGTCAATCGCACATGCAATAACCCATCCTCTTTCTTGTACATAGAAATGCCGCCAATAAAGCTAGATAAGTATGTGTCAACAGCCGATAGGCGACTTAAGTTACTCAAAAAAGTAGCCGCATCATCATAGCCACGCTGACGTGCCACACCTTCTAGTATACGTAACACTTCCTTGTTTGTGCTGAATCCATTCGCACTGTGCCACTTTGTACTGCTAGGTGTGAACTTAAGACCCGCTACCTCAGTCGTCGGCTTGTACACAAATCCTGTCGCATTACATGTTGGACACTTAGTCATGTTCTTGAATGACTGCCCATTGACCTTAGTCTTGTAGTAGCCACCGGAACCCTTACACTCTGAACACTTAGCCGCACGAGTCTTACGAATCACACTGGATGATCCATTAACGAATCGTTTAAACTCTTCAGGCTTCATTCGTGGGTCAAAAGAGTTGGCCCACTGTGTCTTGTCTTTAGGCTTACGTGAGTAAATGACCCACGACATCTGCTCGGGCGAATTGAGATTGATTGGTGTATCACCCATCAAGTGCAACACTTGTGCGTTCAAGTCTTTGATTAGTTGTTGCTTCTCCTTCTCAAACTGCTCTTGTACATCCTTCAATGCGACTGGATCTACTGTGAATCCGTTCTTGTAGATCTTAGTCAGGAGTACCGCAGTTTCCATTGTCAAGTCAATTGTAGGTAATAAGACACGATTCATCTCCTCCCGCAGATCTAACTGCTGTTCAAAGTACAAAGACATTGTAGTCCGTAGATCACCCACCAAGTACTCAGACAGTTCTGCATGGGGTATCTGATTAATGGCTACGCCCTGCTTCATGTACTGCTTTAGTGTGTCCTGCTTCTTGAACTCAAGATCCCTGCGCTCAGCAACTGCCTCAAGAGACAGTGGTTCTTTCACACCTCGTTGCATCACATACTCAGCAAGCATGGTATCCCATACAGGACCTTCGTAGTTAAAGCCACAAGCCCATAGCCATTGTAAATCGTGACCGATGTTATGACCTATGAGTACTGTACATTTATCCAGTAGATCTTGGATACGTTCAACATGCGCTTTACGCTCATGTGTATGCTCAACATATTCAACATGATCAAATGTATACACTTCAGGTTCACCATCGTCAGCATAAACACCGACCATGACGAGACTGTTACTGGGCTCAAAAGGATCTAGGTGTAACTTACCATCCCTCTTTATTACTGTGTTCTCTACGTCAAGAACTAATTTCATTACCGTGCCTCTCTAGATAAACAAGTGCATTCCTGATCCTGTTTATGTCATCTGAAAATGCTCCCAGCCCAACATTACAATGATGGCATATCCATCCTCTGAACGTCTCAGTTTCATGGCAGTGATCTAGCACCCAGTTTTGCAACCTAGTCTGACCATGCTTGCCAATCTCTTCTATACTTCTTTCACAACACGGGCATACGTAGTCATCAGAAGGGTAGGGGTTCTGCTTTTTCAATTCTTTAATTAAGTTTGATTGATTCCTAGCACAACTTCTGCACTTACGTTTTATCTCCCCTGACACCATATGACAAAACTGATCGGGAGGCTGCCTAGTGTTGCAATTGATGCACACAATCCCATCGTCGCCTATGTACTCATCCGGTCTATCCGAATACCTTTCAAACATTTCTAGTTGAAAGCTTTCGACCACTGAGCGGATAACGTCTTCACGTATCACACCTCGTATCTCCCTATCGTGTAATTCAGTTGACAGGTCACATACCCATGCCAGCCACTCAGTTTGTTCTTGACAACATTGATATGTCTCTGTAGATCATCCTCCTCACGCCCCTCCATTGGCGGGTTCTTACTGATCAGGAGCATCAGGTCAGCTTCAGATGCTTTACCTGTCTTACTGCCCTCCATCATAGACTGGTTCAGGATAATTTTTCCTTCAGCTTCCGCAGACAACTGCGACATGTAAAAGATCGCGCATTCATACTCTTTGGCAATCTGTCTCGTATGAATAGCACAATCCTTAAGTCCTTCGTGCGATTGATCTTTTGCAAATTTATCTCCCATGTCCAGCACTAGAATGTCTGGCTTATATGTTTTACATACAGATTCTACCCAACTCATATCTTGCCCAGTCGCATCCTTAATATGAATGTGCTCCTTAAGCTTAGCCCAGCGTTGCTGTGCCATACGTGGATTGTCACGTATTTGACGCATTGTCATGCCACTAGCGGCAGTCAGGTAGCGTGCTCCAACTCGGTGTGTGCCTTCTTCATTACATAAGATGATGCACTTCGCGCCCTGCTCAGCAAAGCCATTGGGCCCAGCGATACATGATGCATGGAAGGATGTCTTGCCTGTGTTAGGGCGAGCACCACACACAATCAAGTGCCCAGAATTCACACCTTCAATGCGACCAGCAAGTGTAGGTACATTAAATACCCAACGTGCTTCTAGATCATTCTTCTGCAACAAAGTATCAATCTCCAGATCATCCCAAAGAATATTCATCTCTGGTAGGAAGTCGTCCCTGTAACTGTCCAACATCCTTCGTAATGGTTCTAATGTAGAGCGAGTGCCATTGACATAATCAAATCCTATGTTTGCAATCTCTTCGCCAAGGTAGCGTTGAAATAGTTTAGATAGAATTTCATCTGCAATGTCATCACCTATAGGTGCCTCACGCTTAAGCTTTTGAAACAGGCCCATAAAGCCTTGCTTCTGTGCTGTCGTCATTGTCGGGTCAGATGTCATGAACAATGCTTCAACTTCTTCAACGGCAAGGTCACGAGCATACTTAGCCATTGCCTCATCAATGAGCGTTTTGATCTTGCCGATGTCTTTGCTGAAGATAAAATGAGGGCACTTGTGCCCCCTATGATTGTCGTAGAACTCTTTGTTCATCAAACTCTTGATGATTGATAATTCCATCACTGCTTCTCTTTCTTTCCAAAAATCTTGTCCCAGTTATCACGATACTGTTGTGATGACGGCTTCGTCACAATCTCTTTAGGCTTTTTGCTTTTATCTTGTATCCATTCCTGATTGTGTTTGTTCATTTGGTCACGCCAATGCATAAAGCGGTACCTCCACTGCTGTAAAGTCATTGACTGATGGCCCAGTGTATCTGCTGGCACTGCCATGCGACATGTATACTTTGTACTCTGCGCTTGATTCCGAGTATGCCCGCACTGTAACAACGTACTGGCCTCTGCAGTATACGTGATATAAACGTATCATTCTATTCTCCGTATTGCACACCCATATAATCTAACACCATGCTAACAGACCGCATCAGGTCACGCATGATGGCAATGTCTTTGTTCTTGTCATGGTCCATGTACACATAGCCGGTGCCGTTGAAGCGGCTTTCCAAGTTGGCATGCAGACCATCGTACATGCTCTTTAGCTCTTCCTCGACGATGGCATCCACCTGCTCATCCACTAATTGTATTGTCTTCATGTGCTCTCCTTACAGTTTTATGCGCCTAATTCTGCACCTTACATGCGTTTATATGCACTTATATGCAGATATAGGTACTTATAAGGGTAATATAATATACAAATAGGGCAATGAATCCACCTTTTACCCTCATGTGTTCTTCCCCCTTAGCTTGGCTTCAATCCACCAATCTTCAAAGCTCATCTCTTACTCCATGACTGTGTGATTGTCCAGTGCTTGGGAGGTACTGATCCATGCCATTGTCTATCAAAGGCTTTCATGAACTCAGTCCCATGTAACTTGTACGTATGGTGCTTCTTCCGGTAATTCGTTGGTCTCTTCTCAAGGCCAAGCGCATCTCTATTACGTGTAAGATAACTCGCAATACATCCTTTGGTCTTGTCCATG